GGTGAGGTGCACCCGTAGCGGGCGAGGTGCGCCGGGCGGGTGAGGTGCGCCCGTAGCGGGCAAGGTGCGCCCGTAGCGGGCAAGGTGCGCCCGTAGCGGGCAAGGTGCGCCGGGCGGGTGAGGTGCGCCCGTAGCGGGCGAGGTGCGCCGGGAAAGTCAGGTCTAAGCCCGTGATTTTACTAGAGAAGCGAGGGGTTTTTGCATCTCTTTTGATGCTTTCTCTAATGATTTATAGGGGTTAACCACGATTCAGGGGGTTAGGTGAATTTCTAATGATTGATAGGGGTTAACCACGATTCAAGGGTTTAGAGATTTGTGTTTTTCTCTAATGATTTATAGGGGTTGGAAAAGTATATAGGAATCAGGGGTTTAATCACGATTCAGGTACTTAGGTTGCCAGGGGGACCCCCCGAAAATTGGGTTTGAGAATTTTTTCTAATATATTTTGAAATGGTTTTACGTTTTTTGGAAATTTCCCCCAGATATAGTTGACACCTTTTATCGTTGTGGGGTAATCATAGCAGTAGAGAGTGACGTGAAGCTCTCGTTTTCTTGGAGGACAATATGACAGTTCGTACAGACATTCATCGACCATCTGCAATTCAGCCTGAGAACTACGACTTCGTAGGCATCTGGTATGACCCCAAGGCAGTTGAGGTTGTAATGGGCTCTGAGCTTCTTTTCGAGGAGCAAGAGAACATTCGAGAGCACATGAAAAGTAGCGGCGGGCGCTGGTCGAATCATGAGCACGGCGGAACGTGCGACTGCTGCGGAGCTCATGCCGTATATCTCGCTACATTCCACCACGCTCTCACAAACACATATATCAACGTGGGCGAAGAGTGCGCCAACAAGCTTCGCATGGGCGAGGGCGAGCGATTCGCAAGAGCTCGCAAAGCCGCTAAGAGCGCTCGTGAGGCGATTGCAGGGAAAAAGAAGGCTCAGCTTATTCTCTCGGAGCTTGGACTCTCTCGAGCCTGGGAGTTGTACAACGATAAGGCCAAGGCCGACATGTACGAAGAGAATACGGTCCACAATATGGTGATGGATCTTACCCGCTACGGGAATATGTCGGACAAGCAAATAGCCTTCATGCGTTCTCTCGTTCACCGCATCGATAACAGAGAGGCGATAACAGAAGAGCGAAAGAGAGAGAAGGAGGCCGCAGCGCCATGCCCTAATGGGCGTCTTCAGGTAACCGGAACCGTGCTCTCGACTAAGTGGTCCGATGGCGTTTACGGGCGAGTGCTTAAGATGATGGTGAAGGCGGAGGGCGGTTACACGCTCTGGGGCACTGTGCCCTCAGCATTAGGGGAGGTGGAGAAGGGCTCTGTGGTGACCTTCAAGGCCACTATCGAGCCTTCCCAGAAGGACCCGAAGCACGGGTTCTTTTCTAGGCCGTCAGCGCAAAAGCAGTAAAGGTTTTCGCCCGCACACTCGATAAGGAGTATGTGGGCAGTTAATGACTAGGGAGGCAATATGAGAACGGCAAACATCATCATGGGAACTATCACCGCAGTATTATTCACGATCTGGTGCATTCAGAAGGTTGAGTACGCACTAAGACCGGAAGAGATGAAAAAATCTATTTATTCAGTTGACACAATGATAGAGGTGTGAGAAGGTTGGTCCACGCTAGAGAGCGATGTGACGCTCTCAAGTTTTTTAGGAGGCTAATATGACAAAGAAACTTTACAAGATAACTCGACTCTTCATCGGTGGAACCCTCAAGGGACTTACGCACACGGAGATAACTCCGGTCCACTTCGAAGTTGGCTTCGTATGCGAAAAGCCATGCGGCGTAGCATCAAGCCCTTACGTCATCATCGCAGTAGAGGAGGCGTAAGGTCATGTACGAAGTTTCTTTATACACAAACACTGGCAAGCAGTACGATTTCGCAACTTTTACTTGGCAGGACGAAGCCCGCAATTACGCCCAACGGCGTCTTGGCAGTGTCTACTCGGCTCAAATAGTGAACACGCAGACTGGCAACACAGCCATCTTCAAGCTGCAGGGCAGCGAGTTGGTTATGATCAAGTGCTACTCAATCAAGAAGGAGGAGCCTATCGAACTCGAGGCGGTAACTGCAAAATGGTATTTCCAAAACTGGGAGCTAGATCATCCAGAATACGCAGAGCTTGTTTCAGAGGGAGAGTCCCATGCTGATGCAGCCGCAGTAATTGTTAGGGTGGCTAAAAATCGTGGTTTTGAAATTAGCGTGGAGGATGTCGAGAAGTACCTCGACGAAATGAAGGAAGAAGGAGGCATAAGGCTATGAGACTAAAGATAGACAGAGACTACAGACAATCACGGGAGCTCGCTCCTTACCTATGCTGGGACGGCGACATGCCACGCCCAGTCATGCTGACGGTGGACCCAGAGACAGGCGAGGCTTTTCTCGCCAATCTCCCTGACGGTGGCGTATGCCTCCCGGAGGGCCTCAAAACCTTCCCGGTGGACCCATGCCTGACGGTCAACGGCATCGACCAACTCTTCGCCTACCCAGGCGTAGAGGAGGCGCTGCAGGGCGTTCTCGACGGCGACAAGGAATCCGAAGCGTTCCTATGGGAGCTGGCGTCCTCGGGCGTCTACGACCGATTAGAAGGCCTACAGCCGATGGAACCCTGGGAGTACGCACAGGACAATCCACTGGAGGTTAGGGAGGACGAGAGCATCGAAGCGGCTGCAGAGCGCATCGTAGCGGAGGCGCTTGAAGACCTCGTGTACCTTCGGGCCTTGAACGTCGAGTTCTATCTCGAAGGCGATGAGTAGTGGGGGGACCCCCCGTTTTTAGACGTTGGGGGCCTAATGGCTAATATATTTTGGAGGCAATTATGAACTATGTGAATTTTATGGACCTGAGTAGCAAAGAGACGGTGAGGGCATCGAGCCCATGCGAGCGCATGAGCGCAGAGTATTCGATGGTCTCAACGGCGGACATCCTTGAGACCTTTCGGGCTGACGGCTGGGTGCCTACGGACTACCGGGAGAAGAGGGTTCGTGTGGCAGAGCGCATTGGCAAGCAGCAGCATTGCATCGTTCTCACACGCACAGAGTCGGAAGGGTCCACACTCCCTCGCATCATGCTGAAGAACAGCCACGACGGCAGTTCCTCGCTTCAACTCCTCTCGGGCCTGTTTGAGCGCATCTGCGCCAACGGCCTAGTGGTAGGTGCGAGCGCTGAGGACGTCCGGTTCCGTCACCTTGGCTTGACTGAGGAGGTTATCCGGGCCGGGATACAGAGGGTCACATCGTCGCTCGATAGGGCAATCTCTCTGGCGGATAGGATGAAGGCTATCACTCTTGACGGGCGTCAGCAGCTGGAGTTTTCCCAAAGAGTGATTGAGATGGTATGGGACGGAAGCGGCTATCGGGTATCTCCGAACGCCCTCCTCTGGAACCATCGCCAGGACCAGCGGGTGCCGACGCTCTGGAACACGTTCAACACGGTTCAGGAGCGAATTATCCGAGGTGGCGTTCCTCAGTATCGAGAGAACGGGACTTCGATACGCTCAAGAGAGGTGAAGGCCATCGACCGTTCAATTTCTCTTAACCAGAAGATGTGGGACATTGCGGAGGCCCTATGCGTGAGTTGTTAGAATTAGCGAAGAAGTCTGATATCCCAGAGGTGCTTGAGGCGGTGGCTGCGGCGATTATGCACCATGCATCCAAGAGCCCTGCGGATGAGGAGTGCGACTGGGCTAGAATGGCCCACGAGCTCAAGGAGCTGGCGGGTACCGCTCGAGAATACGAGCAGCATTTCGCCGCAAGGAGGGAATAGTGGAGGGTATCAAAGGGGGGGGGTATCCCCTGCTTTTCCACCCCTCCCCCCATCTGCCTTATATATTTCCCACAGGCCCTCTTCGGAGGGCCTTTTTTTGTGCAATATCCCCGAAAAGCATCAACAGATTACCGTGGAGTAAAACACTGTATCAACGTATTCCCACGGTAATCTGTTGACAATCTACGGTAATCCGTTGACTCTTTTGCGGTAATCTGTTGATAGTTGACGCACAATAAATCTGTAACTACCTGAATTTAGGTTCACTTTTGACACTTATTACCGTAGGCCGTTGACACATCGCAACGCAATTTCAACTACTTACAGGAAAATTATCAACAGATTACCGCAAAAGAGTCAACTTAATTAACGAAATAAAAATATGAGCTAGGGGGGGGAGGGTAACCTTCCGTCAGGTACTTAGGTCACTTTTTTCTGCCAGGGTTGCCAGAGGTCTGCCAGACCCCTGGCAGAGTTATCCACAGGCTTAAGTCGTTAGAACCACTACATCTTTTCCTTTTTTACCCTTACTTATCCACAGGCTGCCAGAGGTTACTCAAAGTGAAGTACCTTTTTTTTTTACGGTATTGTGGTGATACTTAATAAAAACACACAGTGCGTAAAAAAAAAGAGGGCCTTTCCCACTTTTGATCAGACCTCTGGCAGAGTTATCCACAGGCAACCCTCTTTCTCGAATGATATGGCACCCTTAGCCCTGTGGATAACTCTGCCAGAGGTCCAAAAACCTCTGGCAGACCTCTGGCAGGGCTGGCAGAGAGTTCTAGAGATGTCTAACCATTATGAGCAGTTATGGCGTAAGTGCCTGTTTTCGACCCCTGGCAGACCTCTGGCAGACCCCTGGCAGGTGGTGTACATCACCCCTCATGAGCGACCACGAAACCATCATTCTCATCAACGACGGGGACCTCTCCGAGGGCTTCTTCCGTTTCAGCACCACCAAGCCTCTCCAGTTCGCCAAGCTATGCAAGCGAGTTGGTGGCGAGGAGAACCTGCTCTCCGTCACCACTTCGAGCCACGGAGGCAAAATCACCTCTTGGGTGTGCAAAGTGCCCCTGAAGTACCTCTCCAAGCGAAACTGGAGTATAGGCCCCAAGCGTAAATCCTCTACAATCCCTCCGAGCCGCCATCCAGCGCACGTTTGAGCGACGATCTCCATCGAGGCTATGGGTACCCCTAGCCCCAACGACGATCATCGCTCCAGAGCGCTTCTAGCGCCTCCTTGTCCTCGCTGATCCCTGGTGCTAGGTCGCCCGGTATGGCTTCAAGGATTTCCGAGCACACCGAGCAATCCCGGTTCTTCGCCGTACTTCGACGGCTCAAGCAGCCATGGGCTCAGTACGCCTTCGCTATCCCCAACGGCTTCCTTGACAGCAAGGCCAAGCGGATTAGGGCCTGGAAGGAAGGAATGCTCTCTGGGACTCCCGATGTCTTCATCCCTTTCCCTTCTAAAGGCTTCCACGGCCTCTTCATTGAATTTAAAGCGCATGGGGGCACCCTCTCTATGGCTCAGAAGGAATTTCTCGCCTACGCCCGTTCTGTGGGCTATAAAGCCGAAGTGGTCTTTTCGCTCCGAGAAGCCCTAGAGGTGCTGAAGGGGTACGCAGAGGCCGAGGCCCCATGAGCAAAGAGCCCAAAGCCCCATATGTCGATAGTGGTCATTCACACCCTGGGAGGCCAAAAGCCCCATGAGCAAAGAGCCCAAAGCCCCATACATCGACTACGACGAAGAGGCCGAGCCCCAGCTGCCCGAAAAGCGTCTCCTAGTGGCCGTCATCCACCGAGCCATCATCGACTACTCCGTGCCCATATACGACCGACCACACCTACGGTACTGGGCGTCAGCCTGGCTCTTTTCGGACTCCAAGGAAGTCATGAGCCTTTACTGGATATGCGCCCACCTGTCCGAAAACCCCGAGAACCTTCAGGAGGCCATCAAGAAAGCCGCTGTCGAACGTCCCATAAAGAAAAACAGCGTTGTAATTCGGGTGGATAAGTGATGCCGAGGGGACACATATGCTAGTAGCTCTCATAGTCCACATAATCCTCACTACCATGGCGCTCTGCCACCTCTCCAAGCAACTACGGTCCCACGGTTTGGCCATCCTCGCATTGGCCAAGGCTCTGACGCTGGTCATAGAGCACCGACAGAAGCAGGAGGACCGAGAGTGGAATTAGACCAGTGCATCGGCTGTCAGAGGTGCCTCCAGAGAAAGCCTGGCAAACAGAGAGGCTACCCGTGCGACGAAGGCTGGAAGGGAGCACTTCCCTCCCTCCTCGAGCTCCTAAAGCGCCTGTTCTCCAAGAAAAAATGGCGGGAGCTGCGAGGACGCATAAAGCCAGGAACCCACAAGAGGGTGAAGAGCGCATATCAGGCAGAGAGAAAAAGAAGACAAAAAGGCCCCTCAGCTTGGCAGACGGCCCGACGGACCACCGCTCCCTCGGGCCTCTCTATCGACTCAGAGTCTCCAAGGATTGTCACCTCCGCCATCTACGGACCGAATGCCATGGCACGTAACTTTTTCCCGGATGTTCTCGAGTGCCCCCGGATAACCCTGACCGAAAAAGAAGCCCTCCGACTCACCATCGAGGACCAGAGGCACAAGCTTCGAAAGATGTATCGGATATGAGTAAAAAAGCGACTGAGAAGTACATTAACCAACTACTAGGCGTAGAGGAACCATTCTCCTCTGCGGTCGAAAAGACCTCTCCGCTCTCCGTCGACCAGCAGAAGTTCATCGATGCTTACACGACAAACGGCGGAATAACCAAGGCGGCTCTGCGCTCCTCTGGTGTTAGTAGGGCCTCTCTGGAACGTTGGAAAACAGAAGACCAAGAGTTCAAGAAGGCCTTAAAGATTGCCGAAGAGCATTGGGTTGAAGAGCTCCGCAAGGCCGCATTCCTTCGTGCTCAAGCTAAAAGCGACGTGCTCTTGATGTTCCTCTTGAAGGCGATGAAGCCCGAAGAGTTCGATGATGACGTTCGCAAGGCTCAGTATGTGGGGCTGAATAGTAACCCGGATAATATACCCGTGAGGGCGACACTCGTACGGGATAATAATATACTGGTGCAGAATATATCCCTTGGTACCGAACAGAGCGACCGCCTCCGTGACATGCTGAAAGAAGAAGAAGCGCTGGAAGTAGAAGGGTCATCAACACCCATCGACGACAAAGAATTCTAGTAATCATAAAGCCTCCTAGAAGATACACACATACTCAGTATCCACTCGGAGGCCTGAAGATGTCAACAGATTCAGAACGGACAGGGCTCTATGTCAAACACATCATTGGTGACTCTAATGCCGAAGAAGCCTCGTCGGTTATTGCGCCGCTCTTTCCTCTTTCCGAGGGTGGGGTGCGCTGATATCTCCTGGAAAAACCGCTGCTTATGCTTCGTGTGCCTCCCTGAGTCCTTGCACCACTCCTTGTACGAAGCCCAGAGGTCATCAGCGGTGACAAAGCTATGTGGCATGTCCTTGACCTCTATGCATTCAGAAACATACCCCTGCACACTGTCTAACTGCTCCGTTATCTCTTGTATGGCCTCCAAGCCTTTCTGCGCCGTAAATAGTTTGTCGCCTCTCAAGAGCCTTCTGGCCCCTACGAGCGCCCAGTTAAAAATGCCCTGCGTCTCCTTTGCCAGCCGCTCCTTCAAGCCCGTGTCCTCCTGGCCCAAGAAGCTCTTCCAGAACGGGAACACTACCATTCTGTTAGTCAGAGCATTCTCATCGTTCAAAAAATTCGGAAGTTTATTGCACACGAAGGCTATCTTTACTCCGAGCCTTTGGAACACAACAGTTTGCCCTTTTCGGTTTATACCTACTGGGTCATTGCTGGCCAATGACTTAATGCGCTCTGTGGCCACACCCATTCGGTCCAAAGATGCTCTCTCTGCATCTTGGAAAACACAGAGCTTGCGGCCCATGAGGTTTTCGAGCCCGAAGTCAGAGCCGATGAGAGAGAGCGACGTCGACGCCGTGTTCTCTCGCCCAACGATGTTCTCAATAACCGATGCCAAGGTGCTCTTCCCCGCTCTTGATGCCCCTTTAAACACTGCGAACTTTTCCATGCTGCAGGATGTGAGTAGGCAGTACCCCATCCACAACCGAAGAGACTCGATAAGCTCTGCGTCTCCGTCCCATATATTTTCAAGGAACTTAAGAAACTCAGGACACCCTCCGTCCTCGATATACACCATCGGCAATGAATGAAAGCAGAACCACTCCTTCTGGTGTTCTAGAAGCTCGCCCGTCGACACATCCAAGATGCCGTTCTTCACAGTAATGTAGTCCGTTCCCTCCACACCCTCCTTACGCCAACAGACGTCAGGTATTCCGTATGGCTTCGACAACTCCATCTTCACGATCTTACGCACGTCAGAGAACATCGACGCTTTAATGGTCTGGGTAACCTCTTGTGGCATGTCACGAAAGATAAGGCTCTCAATCGCACCATCCGTGATAACTCTCCACATTTTTCGATTTGTGTCATAATGTACAAATTGCCCATCGAAGCAATCGACCGTGCCCTTCATCCGCTCAATAAACACCCGAGCGTTATGCACTGCATGTTTTTTCGAGTACGCCAGAACCGTCTGCTGCTCCACCACAACTGGCTCCTCATCGAAAACGTGCTCTATCGACATATTCCCTTGGCCCCTTTGGGCATACTTAAAGGCATTCTTCACCTTCTCGGCTAACTCTTGAGTGCCCCACGGAGGGCTGCATCGGTGATTATACTCTTCAGTCAGTAGGTCGAATACCTGCCGTTGTGACAATCCGTAGTCACGGCACATCAAAGCAGCCTTCAATGTCTGCAGGTCTCCGCCTCCTCCTTCGATTGCCGGAGGAAAAGAGCGAATGGCGAGTCGTGCGGCATGAAGGTCTAAGTTACCGCCAAGCTTGTCTTCTTCTTTCCTTTTCTCTATAGGCCGAAGGGTGGAGGTCATCTCGTCAACTATCCACTGCGGGAGCTCGTCTGCTTCTTCGAGCACATCGAGTAGGTCTAGGCCCCGGTCGAACGCATAGGCTCCGAGGCCGCTCTGATGCACCGATGGCCATGTCACTACTTGGTTACCACCGTCCGCAAGGATGTCGACGCCTTTGAAGATTCTTGCGGCACTACTCCTCGATTTGAGCTCTCCTTCGATGTTGGTCGGATAGCGGTAGTAGAGATGCATTCCTCCGCTTGGACTTCGCTCGACTATTGGATTGCCGAGATGCATCTCGTGCTCCTCGTACCATCCAGGCTCATCGATATCGACGCACACGAGCCCGGAGGCTTTTCCCGTCACAACGCCGATGTTACAGCCGCCTTCCTTGGCCCATACTCGCTCCAACTCTTTTGAAAGCTCTTCCCACGCCTGCTTTTTCTTTTGCCATCCGTATTGCGTTGGAGCCTTGCCCCGCTTGACGGAGTTTTGGCACTTAGCACTATGAACTGCAATGATCTGCAGTCCATTGAGCACATATTTTTCTGCCACTTCAAAGAGTAGCTGCTTTTCTTGATTCATGGTTTGCCTCCCAACACTTATTCTTTGCCTACGTCTTCTTCAGACTCAAAAAGCACCGTAGCTACCTTCGTCGTTTTTCTGTATTCACGCACGGGTTTTTTTGCGTTGTAGCGCCAAATAGTTCCGACCTCGTCAGTTCGTTGGAATCCACGCCTTCCCGTTTGAGCATAAAAGTCTAACTTGTTATTTTTTTTTCTCTCGGCTACGAACTCTTTTTTTTCGAGCCGATAGAGCCTCACAGACTCCAGCTTATCTTCGTAATCTTTCAGTCTTTCTAGCCCCACAGAGTCGGCGATTTCTTGCCACAAAAGATTGATGGCATGAAGGATAAGATCGTTGCGAGAGATTCCGAAGTGTAAGCACAAAATATTCATGTAGTGCTCAGTCTCTTCAGATAGTTTGAGCTCCGTTCTGACTTTAACAACGTTCCATAATTTCTTCCTAAACGACCTCGGGAGCTCTGGGACTTTTGTACCACGACCCAGTTCTTCGAGCTTTGGAGTTCTCGTCTTAAAGTTTTCTTTGACGCCCTTTGGCATTTCTTACCTTTTCAAACGTGTCAACTTTTGATACCACAGAGATATTCATGTCGCTATACAAATACCAGCTCGAGGGAATAGAGAAACTTTTTTCCATCGTTACCCAGCGAGACGAACGTGCCGCAATGTTGTGTGACCCTCCTGGCGCAGGAAAAACTCCTCAAGCCATTGGGCTTCTTAATCGACTCAAAGGGCGAAGCGCTCTGATAGTTTGTCCAGCGAGCCTTAAAGAGAATTGGAAGAGAGAAATTCACAGATGGTCTTCCTATCCTTTAACAGTCCAGGTACTTAACTCCTCTTCAGATCAACTTGAAGGCGCTGATGTCGTCGTTGTCTCTTACAACCTAGCCACTAGGATGCACGAAGAGTTATGTCGTCGCTCATATGATCTACTAGTGTGCGATGAATCGCATCTGCTTAAGTCTGCGAGCTCTCAATCCGCTCGCATCGTCCTTGTGCCCCTATGGTCTCGTTGTCTCTATAGACTGCTCATGACTGGAACGCCATTACCAAACGGAAGGGCCGTTGAAGCTTATACCTCTTTTTCTCGGTGCTGCCGACAACACTTTGGAACCTGGGAGGGTTTCAAGAATCGCTACTGCGTTGAGGAGCGGACTCGGTGGGGCGTGACGTATCCGCATTCCAAAAACCTGACGGAGCTTAAAGAGCTCTCTAAGTCTTTCATGGTGCGTAGAAGTAAGACCGAAGTGCTTGGAGAGCTTCCTGGGCTTGTCCGACAGAACGTCTACATCAGATTGCCGGAGCTTGATGTCTTCTCTGCCGAAGAGGGCATTGACGTCGATGCGATTGTCGACGCCGTGGAGAATGGAGTGCCACTTGAGAGCGAGCACATCACTACTGTCCGACGAAAACTCTCGATGTTAAAAGCTCCTTTCATCGTCGAAGCGATAAAAGATGCACTGGAAGAAGTTGAGCAGCTTGTAGTGTTCGTGCATCACCGAGAGCTATTCGAGCATCTGATGAAAAATATTTCTGACTCTGTTGGAATTAACGGGTTGACACATCCAACAGAAAGACAGCAATATGTTGATACTTTCCAAAATGGAAAGGCAAAGGTTTTTATCGCATCGTTGAAAGCAGCAAATACTGGTTTAACTCTTACACGAGCACATACCTTATTTATGGCTGAATACGATTGGGTTCCTTCAACCAATGAGCAGGCCGAGGGAAGAGTTTTTCGTGTTACGCAAAATGAAATTTGCCGAGTGAAGTACCTAGTAGCGGCAGACAGTCTTGATGAAAAAGTCTTGAAGGTCGTGCAAAGAAAGCAGCGTCAAATTGAAAAAGCATTAGGCGAAACGTGAGAAAACGAGCAGGCGGTAAAGTGCAGACAGATACTGGAATACGAACGGCAAAGATTGTCGATATCGTGTCTAGGTTCTCTCTGCTTCATGCATACGGAGTTGGTCTGGATGTTTTTAGACAACTTCCTGAACAACAGAGGATGCGAGGAATTGAGTATGCGAAATGGCTGTTAGCGTTCGCACTCGACGATGAAATTGACTCGGCATACTTGTTTTTCAAGGCATTGCACTGTGATCGTTTTCATCCCAAGTCGGAGAACTTTGTGTGTAGCGCATACTTGGAATACATGTATGGGTACTGGAGGCAATTATCAGGGACATGTGACAAGGAAGTACCACTTGGTGCTTACATTGTTGCTGGACTTCTTAGCGGTCAGCGCATCTTCTTTACCAAGAAAAGTAAGCCAGGTTTCTATATGACGATACCATTAAAGCGTCGCACAGCGATGGAAGGGTATCTCGAAAGGCACTTCGACTTTAAGCGATGGCCTGACGAAGATTTTAAGTTTCTCGAAATTGATGAGCGAGTAGGCGATATGGAGAATTCGCTTCAAAGCGCCGATGCGCTCGAAAATGTAAAGGTAGAAGAAAATGGGTAGTGTATTTGGCGAAAAGATGACGACACCAACTGGTCGTGTATCGTTCCCTTATGTGTTTGAGAAGGCTAAGAGCCTCGAGGCTGGAAAGGAAGGTAAATATGAAATTACCATCTATATTCCTAAGAGCGAGGACATCTCAGCACTTCGAAAGAACCTTGAGAAGGTAGCTCGTGAGGCTTTCGGTGCGAAGTTCGTTTCGCTCGAAAAGCTCAAGCATCCACCAATTAAAGACGGCGACGACAAGGACCCAAGCGACCCTGCATACGGCCACTGGATTATTCGTGCAAAAAGCGCAAAGCGTCCCGTAGTAGTAGACGCATCTCGCACTCCAATCGAGTCGAAGGACGCTCTGTACGGTGGCTGCTATGGTCGAATAAACATAACCCCGGCAAGCTATCAGATCCCAACTGGATGGGGCGTCACCCTTTACCTTAACGCAGTTCAGAAGGTGAAGGATGGTGAGCGCTTTGGCGGTGGCGGAGTAAGTGCTGAGGAAGTTTTTGAGGCGCTTGCTGTTGAAGAGCCAGTAAGCATTGAGGACAACTTCTAATGAAAAAACCATTCGTGCTGTATAAGATGAAGAAGAATGCATCGGCAGCTAGGTCACGCAGACTGATTGCGCCGATGCAGAAACAAGTAACGCAGTGCGAGTGGTTTGTCCCGCATTCCGGGTGTTGCCCTGAAAGCGCTCTCGGAATGGCGGTCTTACAACGTGCCGTGCTTGATTTGATTACGCCAGGTATTTCAGAGCGAGACAAGCACAGCGCTCTTGAGTGGATCACCGGAAACTTTGGCGAGCAGTATGAGAGAGAGTATGCTCTTTCGTTCTCTCGCATCGTAGAAGGTTTTACTAATATCGGCATAGAAGAGTTTCGCAGCAAGATATTCGCATTTGCCGAACAAGCACAGGTTGAGCAAGGAGTTGCCGATGGGTTCAGGTTTCAGCGCAGTTAGTGACAAACATGTGATGCGATGCCCAATGTGCGGATGGGTGAGTATGACGAAGATGGTCTTTGACGTTCCTCACATCGGATTGATGTTTAATACAATTTCCGATCATTTTATTTGCACTAATCTGCAATGCGAGGTCGAGCGTATTTATGGCGATAACGCCGTGATGTTGATCAAAGATGCGACACAAGAAAAGACGTAGGAGTTTTTACGAGATGACAAATGGCCAGAGAATTACACTTCCACGGTGGAAGACTCTTATTGTTCGTATGTTTGGCGAAGAAGTAATGAGTACAAACACGGCGAGAATTTACAAATTTAGAGGTATTTTGATGTCATTAAATAAACAGGAATACTCTGAAAAGAAGGAAATGGCGATTGTTTTCTTTTTGTTTATGCTTTCTGTAGTTGTTCCGGTCTTTTTGCTTATTTGGTTGGTGATGCAATGAGCGCAAAGAAGGTCTACTGGGACATACAAGACCCCAAAGAGGCTGCGTACCGACAAGGCATAAAGGACGCAGAGGATATATTTCATCGGATGCACTGCGATTGTCGAGGGAAGTATTGTACCGAACAGTGGTGGGGAAAGTATTGGGATGTCAGAAAAGAAATGCAGATGGCGGCCAGTAGAGGGTACAGAGTTTCACTTCTACGAAGTCGAGATGAAGGTGTGCGATGAAAGTAGACAATGATGACATTTCCCTCGAAGAGCGGTTTGAAGCTCTCGAGCAGTACATGAACGTGGCGCAGATGAAGATAATGGCGCTGCAAGATGCGGTGAATGCACTCTTATTCGCCTCAGATATTGATGACGAGAAGGCAAAGAAATTTATGGAAAATGTAATGAATAACTTTGGGAGACATAAGTAGGCATGAGAAAAGTGTTGGAGGCAATGGATAATAGGTTTCCGTGTAGACCGAACATAAAGTTTATTAAGCCGCATAGACGACTTGGCGCTATGCATCACGAAGGTCAGCCAGACTTTGATAGCTACATTGAGCGTATGTATGACTGCATAGAAGTGCCATACGAAGTTGTAAAGCAAATCTATGAAGCGGGTTGGAATGACGCAAGAGACGCTGTGAAGGAGGCAATATCATGAACGATTCAAAAGTAGTTGACCTATTGGGCTATAAGTATGCCAAGAGTGGCATGAAGCAAGATGGGCACACGTTCGACGCTCTCAAGTATCTTTTCGCCAAGCAGATGCAGAAGAAGACCACTGTGATTGAGTGGGTCAGTGTTGCTGATCGATTGCCAGATGGCGAAATCCGTCTATTTGCAGTGCTAGTGCGGTGTATTGGCAATTTGAAGCCATATATATCTAGCTCTAATTTTATACACGGCGAGTGGACGCATTGTAACTCAGCAGAAACCGTTACCCACTGGGCTGAGATGCCGGAGGAGTTGCCATGAGCAAATCCATCGAAGAGCAGGTAAGGCTATACATCTCCGAAGAGTATCACGAGCAACTACTCAGAGAAGTTAGGATAACTGATAGCCTGGTAGAGAAAGTATTTCTGGACGGCGTTAAGTTTGGCTATGAGTTGGCGAAACGAGAGAAAACAAGGAGGATAGAAGATGAGCAAGACACCTGAAGACTTGGCGAAAGAATACGCACTAAAAACGCACTTAGGTGGCTGGGAAGTTGCAGCGTCAGAGGATGGCTTCCTCGCTGGCTACCACGCCGCAAAGGAGCACGCACATGCAGCACTAGAGGAGGCTGAGGCTGAGATAGATAGGCTGCAAACCAAACTAAGTGAAGCGGGGATACTGACTACTGAGCATCTTATTGACGCAAGCAAAATGGTCAGTAATTCAGCAACTCTTAATAACTGGATCTCGACAAAAGATAGGTTGCCGAAGATAGAAGAGTATGTGCTGATAACGCATCGAACCTCTCAAGACTATGAGAACTTAAAGGTGATGCAAGCGTTTAGAATTAACGATTGCGAGTATGTGATCGATATATACAGCGATGGAACATGCGTCTTAGCAGACTATGTGGACTATTGGATGCTGCTTCCCCAGCCGCCCAAGGAGGCTTCATGATCAAGACGCTTGAAGAACTAGCGGACGAGTACGCACAGACATGGTGGGGACCTCGTCAGGACTATTCTTCTATAGCCACACGACAAGCCTTCATCGCTGGCTACAGGGCTGCAATGGAAAAGTCCACTGAGATCGCTGAGATTGCCTGGAGGCAAGAGCAAGAAAGATTAATTGAGCGTTTGCGGAGCAAGGAAAATAAGTAGTTGTGATGTCACCTATCCCAGAACAACAACCGAAGTATGAAGGCTGGCTGCTTGTAGAGCAGAATCCGCCAGTGACTGGGAACTATATTGTTGCTGTTGAGCCGTATGAACCTATCATCGCCCTGTTTATAAAAGGAAAGGGTTGGTACTTGGGAGACACAATTCACGCAGCACTAGAAGAGAGAATCGTGGCGTGGATGCCATTACCGGAGATTAGATATGACCGACGATATCAACCACAGCGCCCGTAAACACGCCCTCTGCTCTGCGAGCTCTGCCGAGCGATGGCTAGAGTGCCCTGGCTCTGTCGGGCTCTCTATGACTGTTCCAGAGCCACCGACAAGCGTTTATGCCCTTGAAGGGACCGAAGCGCACGAGCTCTCAGAGAAGATTCTCGCTCACTGGCTAAAGAACAACTACGACCTCAACGACGACTTTCTTTCTGAGTGTAAGAGCGGGAAAGAGGAGATGTTCGACTTTGTTATGCAATACGTCCATGCGTGTGTTGAGGAGTCTATGAGCTTCGACAGTACCCCTACCATTCGTATCGAACAGCGCCTCACGTTTAATGAGGATATGGCTATGTTTGGGACCGCCGACTTTATCGCTATCGGGATGATTGACGGGAAAGCCACGGGTGTCATCGTCGACCTAAAATACGGGCGGGGTAAGAAGGTGAAGACCGAAAACAATCCGCAGCTTGCCTATTATGCCGTCGCTCTACGCTCATGCTCTAAAAAGAAATTAGAACAAGTAAAGGTTCGCATTGTTCAGCCAAGGGTCGAGGACGCCTCTACATCAATTACATTTTCTACGCACGACCTGGACGCTTGGGGCCTGAAACTTACACTAGGAGCGGAGCAGGCTTTATGGATGGCAGGAAAGGCTAAGACGCCTGTGTATAAAGAAGGTGGCTGGTGTTGGTTCTGCCCAGCCAAGCAGGTTTGTCCAGAGATCGCCAGGAGACTGGGCGAGAAGCTCGCTGACCAGTTTCCTGACGATCTTTAACCATCATTTGGGGGTTGAGGCCATATCAAAGTGCTCTCGAGCTATGGCTTCGATGCGAGCCGCTGCAAGGCCCGATAGCCGTGCAAGAGTCTTCCAGTGCTTGGATGGGATTGGCCGTGTGAGCCACATACGGACTGCATAGACTGAGATATCCTCTTCGTATGCAATGACCACATCGCCACGGCGCTTGCCGCCCTTCTTGGCTATGATAGTAAGAAGCTCTTCGATACCTTCTTGATGCTTCTTCTCGTCCAGACATTTAGCTACTCCTATCTTTGGCATTTCGCCTCCTTATCAAATATTGTTTCCATAATGAGGTCAAAAAGGTCTTCAGGATGCGTGTTCGTCTCGGCTGCTAGATTGTCAAAGCCACCGTCCACATCAACGCCCGTATCAGTTGCCCACGCTCGGAAGGTAACTCCTTCATATTCTATGAGGTATTCGCTATCCGCAGCCGTAAGTATTTTCACTCTTGCCCCTTGTATTTAGTTGATACAATGTGTCAACTATGCCACTGTATAGATGCAGTGTCAACTTTTTCGAGAGGCTTAAATATGATGGCGCTTATATTTTCACTTCTGTGTTTATTGGTAATCGACGTAATTTTAGCTATCGCATTCTTTAGGAAGTAAGCCGTATGGAGTTCTACAAATACACAGACTCGTGGAGCTTTCTAAAGCAGTTCAATCTTCAAACACACTTCGAGAGCCGAGAGCAGTGGTGGGAGCTTCAAGAGCGCATGTCAGAAGCCTATGACTCCGCTTTCATGTATCGCCGAGTGTTGCTTGAGAAGAAATGGACACAAAAAGACCGCCCCTACTACAACTGCTACCCGGCAATCCTCCCAATGCTGATGAAGCTAAAACTCGATATCCCCTGCTCATCGCTGAGAGGGCTGGAGGTTGAGCCCATCGAAGTGCGTCTTCCAAAGGACCAGAATAACGGCCCGTTCACTTGGGGCGAGCAGCATGTCCGCACAGTCTTCTTCGGCATCCAGAAGATGCCCAAGGAAGTCGACAGCGAGGAGATGGTCGACGGCATCTGCATTTGCTTTGACATCGGAGAGGTCTCAGATCTTAACGAACCGATATACTCGTTTCGCTTTTTCCCGCTAAGAGATGATCTGACAATCGACGAGGCGTCTAAGCTATTCACCAAGCATCATACGGCGGATGAGGGCGTCCAAGTACCTTTAGAGATTGTCGAGAACATAATCAAATTATGCGCCTGTCTTGCTCTAATTTCCCAGGATTCTGAGCTTATCACTCCCGATGTCCTTAAGAAGCATGAGGGAGAGTGGAACGATGCCAGCGAGGTCAGAAGGACCGAGATGGTCAATATGGCCAGAAACCGTGGCAAGAACGGCTGGAACGTAGGAGCGGAGATAGAATACTCTCCACACTATAGGCGTCCCCATCCGGCTCTTGTGCGAGTCGGCAAAGGGCGTATATCTGCTCGTATAGTCATGCGCCGAGGCTCAGTGGTACATAGGAGCAAGATAGCAAGCATACCAAGTGGATTCGATGGAAACGGCTAGTATTTTAACTTTCTCCACCCCAAAGTATATGGTTCGCTTATGGAGATCCGTTCCGTATAAGCCTACAGGATTTACTGATATTCAGCTTCTTGCGCTGAGGCTTCAGGACACTATGGAGATTTATGAGTTTGCCGAAGAGCTTCTCAAACAGCCTAATGTTTTAATGGTGGAAGTTCTAGACTGGGATAAAAATGGAGTTACTTGCTTAAATGAGTAGAGATTGGACAGAATACGAATACACGAGCTCAGATAATCTCTGGGAGTTTATTGACCTACAGATTGCACGAATAGAGTTGCAGCAAGAGGAGGGGTTCATTACATCCTCAGAAGCTTGTAAACTCATTCTGTTTGGTAAAAAGGAGATGTTAGATGCCTTTGCCACTCTTGTTCACGAACATTCAAAACGACTAAAGGAGATTGTAAATGACCACAGTATCCACCTATCAGAAGAGCCAGATGACAGCTACTCCTAAAGACGACTTCTGGAAGAAAGTGTCCGAAGGTTTGCCGACCGAGGAAGAAGCCCTTTACCTTGTAGTACAAAATGGACTTCTTGGGCTCGCATACCTTAGAAAAAATGGTGATGGCGTACTTCAATTCACAAAGGAAGACGTAACGCACTGGGCTCCAGCGCCAGCACTTCCAGCGGAGTAATTATGGCCGAGACCCGAGACGGAAAGAAAGTCACGCTCAATAAGCCATTCAGAACTCCTGACGGACCGAAAAAGTTTGCCGTATACGTTAAGAACGATAAGGGCAATGTCGTGCGTGTTAATTTCGGCGACCCAGATATGGAGATTAAGCGAGACGACCCAGATCGTCGAAAGAACTTTAGAGCTCGACACAACTGCGATGACCCAGGCCCAAAGTGGAAAGCAAAGTGGTGGAGCTGTAAGTTCTGGAGTGCTAAGTCTGTATCGGATATTTTAGATGATTAACTTTCTCACTCGGAGTTTCGAGTGGGATATATATTTATGAAGGAAAAATAAATGGCTCCTCTAACCAAGAAAGGCAAGATGCTTAAGAAAGAACTGCAAAAGGAATACGGCAAAAAGAAAGGCGAAAGCGTTCTTTACGCCATGGAAAATAAAGGAACTGCAAAGGGTATTACTAAGAAGACTGCTAAGAAGAAAACAACTAAGAAGAAATAAAGTTTCTTTATGGCAGTTAAAAAGAAAACTAAATCTTCCTCCGAGAGCCCTGAACAGAGACGTCCCCTTGAAGGCTATCAGTGCGAGTACAGCCTGATGGCACAAAAAGGTGTGCAGGATTATGTTGGAGATCTTGTGACAAGCAGGGTCAAAGAATAATATCTCAACAGGGATTAACTTCTTAGGGGGTAGCGGGAGTGAAGACTCGCTACCCCCGCTTTATTTAGGAGGCAGTATGAACCGTGGTGCCAAATCTCTTTACGATAAATATGCGTTTCGTTCCAAACACGACAAGAACTCTTTTGAGTGCGGAGCCACTTCGCTTAAAAAAGAGATAGAGGAATGGATTAAGGAGCAAATGAAAGGCAAGAGGGGAGACGCCTTCTCTATGGGCCAGGATGATGGATTGCAGTGGGTGCTAGATCATCTCCGTTTCATATTTGACGAAGAGCAATAAACTCTTTTCTGAGCTTATTGAACTCTCGCCGCATGAGCTCCACATCGCCGTGCCTAACAGTGGCAAACTGACAGATAACCTTGCGAATAAAGTCTTCTGGTGTATGAACGCACAACAGAGGCATATCTTTATAGATAGGATGAACAGAAAGTATCTGGCCCCTCCGCTTGGCGTACTGAGCCTCAAGCTCTGTCGCAACTGCTTTTAATATCTCTACTTTCTTTTGCTTAGGTAAATTGTGAATCGCTGAAGAGATATGGTGCATCCCATCCGTAAGAAACTCTCGTTTCAAAGATACTGGGTGATATTCGACAAACGTATTATCAACACGGAAGTCAAAAATGGTGCGGCCTACTTTTATTTGGCATGTAATCCCATCGATACCTTGCCAGTCTGTATACTTCTCTAGCATCTTAGCACACGCATACTCACTGGCACTTTGAAAGTTTAAATGCTCTACAGGAAGCTCAGGAAGGTTAAAAGGCTCTTGGACTCTTTGATGCCTCATAGTTTCGGAGCGGTTCGTTTTAGCCAGTTCTCATAGACCTTGCTAACCACATCCGTGGCGGTCTCGGCGTTTGCCGAAATGACGAGGCGCTCTTGACTATCGAACATCTGCATAATCCACATATTTCCTAAGAAATCTAAGGAAACTGCGAGGCTATATTCTTTTGCAATATTTATTATTGCCGATAGTTTGTCGAGGGCAGGAATATCAATAATCCTATTGGACACCTTGATCTCCGTGTGTCATCATATAAGGTATACATACATTATCTCACAAGTAGTCCATAGGCCGTCAGCCTGATTGTGAGATAGTAAAAAGATTTCTTATGGATTGCCTCCTAAGAAAACGTGGTTTTGCCTGGTTTCCCACTTACACGGAAAAAATCAGGCGTTTTTCTATATGAAGCTTTCAAAGCCAGTCGCCGCCACGCACTACTTTAATCGGGCTCGATGGGACGTCATCAATGAGCTTACGGCAGACAACTCGGGCTGGGAGTTTGCCATCGGTGTTAAGCACCTTGGCTCTCCTGATTTTAAAAACGAATTTCCAGAATTTGAAATAATAGCTGAATATCGGCCTTCAGCTCGTGATAGAAATAGTCGATATGCGGTCTATGGACGGCAGTTACTTTTTTAGGAGGCACTATGAACAATGCAAAGGCAAACGTAATAACCGCTATGAAGATATGCGGCATGGAAGCAATCAGTGAAGGCGGAATGTACCACGCTCTCTTCTCTCAAGGACTGGCAGCTGACGAAGCAACAATGGTCGTCAAGGAACTCCTAGACGAAGGATGGATTTCACGTTCTGGTTGTGCCTTTATTTTAAAGCACTATGTTCGCAATCATGGCGAAGAAAGTTCCTCTCGGGAACGGTCAGTTTGCAATAGTTGACGACGAAGACTTTGAGCTTGTCTCAAGGTATCGGTGGCATTTGCTTCCCTCACTCAATAAGGAGGGAGGCTATGCCGTCACTAAGATGCGAATGCATCGCCTTATCCTCAATGCCCCATTAGAGATGTTCGTAGACCACATTAATGGAGATCCTCTTGATAACAGAAGGTCTAACCTACGCCTATGCACGAACTCTCAGAATCAACAAAACACAGAGAGCCGTGGAGGTTCATCTCGCCATAAGGGAGTTAGTTTCAATAAGAAGTCAGGTAAGTGGATTGCAGCGTTTCTTTTCGAAGGCCGGAGGTACTATTGCGGGCTCTGGGAGAGCGAGGACGATGCCGCTCGTGCAGTAGACAAAAAAAGAAGCGAGGTCTGTGGGACCTTCGCCTCAAAAAACCTGATTGATTAGTTGCTAGTCCTATCATACAGAATAGACGCCAATCGCACCATAGCGTCTTTCGCATAATTTTCTGCCGCTGGGCCTTGCCCATTGTACTGCCTAAATATCTCTCTCAGACGATGTTCTGTAGCCTTAGCCTTTACACTCTCATCGATCCTTCTGACAATCCTTGCGGCGCACATGGCGCTCGTTTCAGTATCATAGAGCTTTGAGAAGTGAAGCCCACATTCCCTTTCTGCCGTAAGGCCCAGGATATGAAAAGCGCCATGAGAGCTCGCCAACATGCGAACTTCGCTGTCGCTGAGGTCCCTATAATTTTTCTCTCCACGAATTCGTGTAAACAGATGAGGTTCAAAACGATAGAGAGCCCTTTGATTCCCTCCAGCACTCTCTTTTTCAGAGATGACGTGGAGAATGAGTGGGTCGACTCCAGTTGTCCTAGAGGCTTTCTGGATCGAATCCTCAAGGCTCAGAGGGTTCTGCACTACTTCCTTCTTCGGAAGTGCGTCAAGCACTCTCTCCTTTGCCTGCAATGCTTTAGCGACTGTAAAGTTAAGCGCAATTTTTAGAGCCGTGGTGACTAAGACGCAGATGGCTATTCCAATGACAGCCTTGCCCATGATCGTGGTTACTTTTCTCATGATACCTCCACATAAAAAACGGCAAAGAGCCAACACGAGCGGCTTTGCCTTCTCTATAAGATTCACGGAAAACATATCTAGTTGCAACTAAAAAGTGTCAAACAGAGTTACTCAGTTGGAGGTAACTTTGCCTTTGCACCTTTATGAAGCACACCCACGGTAAGGAATCCAAGGCCAAGGGTTTCTAATATTGGCTCTGCGGCCTTTACAGCGTCCTTGAGCCCTTTAGAAGCGTCCGCAATCCAAGGGTACTGAGGAAACATGGGAGCTATTTGCTCAAGAGCCTGAAGAGCCGCTGCGATGATTACAAGCAGAGCTCCTATAACGGTCTTCTTGCCGTCAATGAATTTGCCAAATGATGTTTGGGAAAAAAGATAGATCAAGATTCTATTCATAAGTCATCCTTAAAAACGGCGGTTGATAGAGATAAGAGCTCCCGTGCCCATTTTACACATGCCAGGCTCTAGCTCTACGTTACCACCATTGTCATAGTCGCTATCTGGACATACCCCTTGGCTCGGACTACCGGAGTTATCCCAAGCCTCAATTCCAATGGTAAAGCATCCAGAAAGCACTACAAGCGTTAAAAGCACTACTGCTCTATACAAGCCTTTACTCCCTCAAATTCCCAAGTCTCTGCCGCTTTAGTGCGTTTATGCGGTGGTACAAATGGCCCGCTATATTCATACGGCAAAAGGTTAAACCCGTAGGTCCAATAGAATATAGCTTCGCATTGTTTGGAGCCTGTCTTCAACCTTTCGAGATTTGCATTTAAGAAGGTGATACCATCAGTGTCAGAGATGCATCTCTGGCCTTTACGATAACGCATTGAATCACCATGCTTTTCGCAGATAAGACCAGGGAGGCATTGACGTCTCAGCGGTGAATCAACTAACGACTCTTTAGGTAAGTGCTTTAATGCCTCTCGAAGAAGTGTACGCCTTGCCCTGTCAGATATTGGACACTCAAGACATAGAGCGTATCTAAGTATTAAATCTTCACGAGGTGCTCCGAGTAGAGCCTTGGTTCTCAAGATACTTTCTCTGTATCTCTTTAAGAGTCTTGGGTCCCTTCTCTCCAGCTTTCTCTGCGCCGACCGTTTCGTCTCCCCATAAAAAACGTCTAATTTGCCGCAGCGTCTTTTTCTTTCTGGAAAACAAGTTCCATTTGCGAGATGGACCCTCACATATTTTCCCCCAGAAAGATTCAAAAACTGTCTGACGCAGCCGCATTCATGTCCAAAAGTATCCGCAAGGTATCCAATAGCCTTTATCCGAGAGTTCTCCAGAACTTTTAGAGCTTCATCGCAGGGGAAATTATTGCTGCACATGCCGATATAAGATGGACCTTCTAGCGGAGCGGCAAGAGCAACAGTAGAAATAAAAAGGCTAAGAATAAGGAAAAGTCTCATGGCATATCATCCCAATGACTCGTTCCGCTCGGCTCTTTACCTGCTTGAACCAAAGTGACTGCCTAAGCCCATTTTCTACTTCAAACCAATCTTCGATTCGAGCTGCTCTGATTGTATTTTTGAATTTTAGAAGCCTTGTGCGGCCTAGATTAAACGCAAGATTAATCCAGCCAAGTTGCCTATTCTCGCTCCATGAATCGAATAGCTCTCCGAAGATATCGACGCATATTTTTCGTGCGACCTGCACATCTTCGTCCAACCACTGCAAGGCCACTTCCCGAGTTATGCCTATGGTGCGATATCGCTGAAGCTCTTCTTCTGTAATGCGACGATCTGAAAGGTTGCGGCCACACCCTATTGTCCAAGCATTCGCCGTACATTTATATGCTTTGAGTCGAAGCCCCTCGTCTACGAGAAGCATTCTCTTAGCCTTATCCATGTGTTACACCCAAGATACTAGCGCGTTTGCTCCAGTAGCTGTTCCAAGGTCAAAAGTAATCTCGATAAACGCAGAGCCTCGGGTCTCCACCTGAAAGCTCGCAACTAAGTCATTAGTCGGACTTGACACCTTAGAGTCTACATCCGCTCGTACCTGAGTAAGAGAAATTGTATCGGCAAACCGCTGAGAACTTGTAACCTCATAAGTATCAATGCCTACAGCAGTGGAGAGAGTGCAGGCCGCCTGTGCGAGAATAGTTGGCACCCAAAGACCAAGGTCTGATACTTTCCAGCCAATAACCCGAAGGTCAAAGGTTGCGTTATCAGCGCCATCGCCGAATGGGATAACCTGAATCCAGTCTGGCGCTCCTTGAACTACAGGGTCGCCGACTACGCCAGCGCCTGATGGTTGAGTAGCCGTTGGAGCCTTTGCAGGAAACGAAGAATCTGTGCTTGATGTAGCTCTAACTCGTGAAAGTTTTGATGTATATGCGCTCATTTTGCCTTTTCCTGAATTAAGTAATCTATCTTCGACTCGATTCTGTCGAGCCTTTTGTTAAGACCATCAACATTGGTCTCAAGAGAGCTAATACGCTGATTTCGTTCGGACATATCATGAGTAATCGAGTCAATTCGTGTCGTAAGATGAGAAAGCCAAAACGCCCCAATAGAGGTGATAACCCCAAAAAGCCCTGAAACGACCCACCTAAATGTCTCGTTGTCTATTTTATCTATCACGGTGAGAATGAAGCCCTTGATAACCATTTAAATCCTCGCTCAGTGTATCAAATCTCATTCTTTTGTTTCTACATGCTTTATATCTTTCATAGTATTTTGTTGGTATTTAATAATCTTATGTAATGGCAAACAAAACGATTCGTTTACGCTATTAAAACCTATGCCGAGCTAAAGCATCAAACTCCGCAATAAAATTTGCTTGTTTTGGATACCCAACCCCGAACCGTTTAATAACCAGTTGATACAGATCGACATGATCCTGACACACGATTAGTTCTGAATCTTTGCCTCCGTGCAGCGACACTAAAAACTTGCGTCGTTGATAGTATTTCTCAGCAAACTCCTGCTTGATCGCTTTTACTATCTGCTCTCGAAACGGATGAGCGACGTGCCGCAACGCCTGAGAAAATTCTCTTGCCGCTTGTCGGTCTGAAAACTCGTGGCGAAGGTTAATGGGGTGGAACTCCACAAAAACGCCATTTACTAAAAAGTCGCACTGCTTGTTGTGGCCTATTGGCACTTGAAACGTGTGCCCCATTTTTAATTCATAATCGCCAACGTAGCGCTCCAATAACATTCCCGCCGCATACTCCGCATAACTTGCAAACGTAATGGGGCGGTCAGGTAAAGTGGGTAATCGTGCTCGTGGCTGATTAAACTGACTCATCCACTATCTCCGCAGTAGTAACGGCGTCTGTCTGAAACTGCGTGGCTATTTCTCCGATTTGTGCTGCGTGAGACCGTCCGAGATAAGCGTAAAGTCCGTCAATTATTAATCCTCGAAACAACTCTTTTGTTTGTGGCGCAGCTACCTTTGAGCAGATATACGCACCAGCACTCAATTCCGGATACCTTTCTTCATTCCAGCCGTAATGCCGAGCAAGGGTTTCCAGATACGGCAATCGCTCTTCAGTCAACGGTAATTTAAAAGTGACGGTTAATTTCATCATACACTTGAACAAACCTCCCAACTCATCATTGTATTAGCGAAAATTGTTGCGGTATTAGACGTTACCGTGGCGCATTGCAACGTGATACTTCCAGCGGTCGAAGAATTTCGCACGACAAACTCCAAAACAAACCCAACCTCAATTCCAATTCCTGTAGCGAACGTAGTTCCTAGCG